TACCTTTGGTAGAATGAACCCACCTACTATCGGCCACGGTAAAGTAATGGACACACTTGCCTCCAAATCTGGTGGTGCAGACTACAAAGTCTATTTGTCCCAAGTATCAAACCCCAAGAAAGACCCTTTGTCATATTCAGACAAGGTTAAACACGTGCGTAAGATGTTTCCAAAACATGCACGTAGTGTGATGATCGACAAGAACGTCAAGAATGTATTTGATGTCGCATCACGGTTGTATGACCAAGGGTATAAAAAAGTAACAATGGTTGTCGGGGATGACCGTGTACGTGAGTTTGATGTCCTGTTGTCTAAGTACAATGGTAAGAAAGCTCGTCACGGGTTTTATAACTTCGAAACTATTCGTGTAGTATCCGCTGGTAAACGTGATCCGGATGCTGAGGGTGTGGAAGGTATGTCCGCATCTAAGCAACGTGCAAACGCACAGAACAATGACTTCGTGACTTTCGCACAAGGTGTGCCTAAGTCTATGTCGGACAGAGATGCAAGGAAGTTGTTCAATGATGTCCGTAAAGGGATGGGTCTCAAGGAAGAGCACTCATTCAAGAATCATATTGAACTGACGCCTGTTTCTGAAACAAGAGAAAAATACGTACAGGGTAAACTCTATGAAATTGGAGATTCTGTTGTTATTAAAGAAAGCGAAGAAGTGGCTACGGTCTCAATGCTCGGATCAAATTACGTTATCGTCGAACGCCCAGATGGCACTCGACTACGCAAATGGTTGGATGCAGTCGAACTCGTCGAACGACAAGACCCTGATATCAAAGATAGAGAAGGCACACAACCCGCAAGATATCATGCCGGACTAAAGAAGTCTACCAAGGCAAAACGAGACGCACATTTTAAGAAGCACGGCAAGAAGGATGATGATGACGCATCCGCATACAAGCCTGCGCCTGGCGATAAGACCGCAAAGACTAAACCATCCAAGTACACTAAACAGTTCAAAGACATGTATGATGAAGACTGTTGGGATGGATTCAAACAGGTTGGTATGAAGAAGAAGGGGAACAAGACTGTTCCTGATTGCGTACCTGAAGAACTTGAAATTACTTTTGAGATGTGTCTCAAGGCAGAGACCACACCTCAGATGATATCTCGTTGGGCAGCAAAGACCATTAAGAAAAAACAGTATCAACAAGTTGCGGACTATATTCGCAAACAAATGAAAGCGGACAAGGGTAGACATGGCCCTGAGTACTACGCACAACAACTTATCCGTAAACACGGTTTGAAGTTGGATATCAAAGCATTGGGTGGTGTGGTACGTGGTGAGGCATATGAAGAGACCGATCCAGTAAAATCCGCTCGTGATGATATCAACAGAGAAAAAGAACAAGACAAAAAAAGACACGATAGAATCTTGGATCGTGCAAGACTTGCTCGTGCTAAAGTTAAAAATCGGGAGACGCAATGAAACGGTATTCTCTTTGGGACAGTTTAGGTGACTTGGGAGAAGGCCCAGACGGACTTGCTGCGAAAGCAAAGAAATCTGGTATCTCCGTAGACACTTTAAGAAAGGTTTATAATCGTGGTGTTGCAGCTTGGAAGACTGGTCATAGGCCAGGCACTACCCCTCAGCAATGGGGATATGCACGTGTCAACGCCTTCATAGTAAAAAAGAAAAAAGGTGGGTTGAACCACGATAAGGACTTAGCGTAATGAAATTAAAAGATTTGCGTGAGAAGAGATTCACGCCAAAAGAAATCAAAATGGCTATTGGTATTGCAACAGACAAACGCTACAAGGGTGGCAATATGACTGGTGCGAGTCAAGCTATTGAGAAGATTAAGAAAGGTCTCTCTGATCACCCACAGGTTAAAGCAGTACTCAAAAGAGTAAATGAATATGGTGGGCCTCAAATCTCCAGATCAGATTATCTGAAGAAAGGTAAAGAGTACCATTCAAAACAATCTCAATCAGAAGCAGTATCTCCTGCTCAACAAGCTGCGATTGCAATCTCCAAGAAAGAGAAAGAACAAAAGGAATGTGCGTCTGAGGATGATTTCAAACCTCACATGATGTATGACCCTAAGACTGGTAAAGGTGTCAAAGCAAACACCTATGCAGACCACGTGAAGTATGACAAGATGGGTTACACCCACGAGAAACCAGAAGTCAATGAAGCAATTGATTTCTTCAAGACATCCAAGGCACTATCCGACTACGCAAAGAAGTCTGGTGGTATCGACAAGAGAGATTTCGAAAAGGCGGCCGCATACGTAAGAGAGATTGGTAAAAACTCATCTACTATGGTTCAGAACAAGGCATTCATGGGATTGAAGAAACATGTTTCTAATATGGACACCGATCCCCGTGATGGTGTTTTGTCAATTCTTAAGAAACATGGAATGTTCAAGAATGGACGCTTGATGCAAGAACAAGCAGAGAACTGTGGTTGTGGTAAGACACCGTGTGAGACATATGGAATTGTTGAAAAAAAGGCTGGACATATAGATCAACTACGTGATATAGTAAAGAACAAACAGGCCAAGAAGGTCAATGGTGTTATGGTAGATATGTTTACAGCATCCGCAATTACTCAAATCTACGATAAGGTCAACGATCAGAACAAGAAGAGAATGGATGGAATGACTATCCCTGCTCTTGCGGATGTGGCCTACAAAATGATGAAGAAGAGGTAACCATGATTACATTCGACCAACTCAGGGAAAAGAAGGACTCTTATCCAATCTATCACAAAACCTATTCTGCTGCGATGGCAGCTGCATACGAATTTGCAAAGAAAAGGGGTTTTGAAGTGGATACCGATGACATTGATAGAAAGGTGGCAATGGGGCCTAGGAAACCTTCCAATGGTAAGACCAACAGTTTCACCCTCAAATTAAAGGATGAGAAACGTAAGATGCTTGCAGTACAGGTAACTAATTTGGACAATAAGCGTTACGAACTCAATACATATATCACATGAAAAAATTTACCGATTACCTAGCCATAGATGAACATTGCGAATGCAATGATCTCTACGAAGACTTAGAAATAACTGAGTCGGAATATCAAGGAAAGAAGGTCAAACTAAATGACCCTATCCGTACATCTGAGAACCCTAATAAGAAGTTCAAGGTGTATGTGAAAAACGAGAAGGGTAAAGTTGTGGTCGTTAGATTTGGTGATCCCAACATGGGAATCAATCGGGACGATCCGAAGAAGAGAGCATCATTTAGAGCAAGGCACAATTGTGCGAATCCAGGCCCTAAATGGAAAGCAAGGTATTGGAGTTGTTATCAATGGCGTGGAAGCGCTAAGGTTGATAATTAAAATAATATAAATAGAATAAGTTATTACTATATTTCTATGGGATAGGTACACAAATGGCAGTAGAAACTCAAGCAAAAAGACTTGACCGTATCGAGGAAAAGATTGATAAACTCGCTGATGCGATGATCGCTCTTGCTCGGGCGGAGGAGAAACTTATAGCTATTGAGAAGAACAATCACTCTAATTTTGAGAGAATGAATAGATTCTCCCAGAAACTAGATGACATCGAAAAGAAAGTAGATGATAATGCTAGGACTGTACATATCATTAATAGAATCGCCCTGATCGTCGGCACTGGTGTGATCGGCGGTATAATCAAACTATTCTGGTTCATGTAACGGAGACAATAATGAGAACGGAAGATATCAAAAAAATGGCGGAGGCATATCTTGAGGTTGTCTCTGAGAAAAAGAAACTTGATCCTGTAGACGATAAAGAGAACGATAAGAAGTTCAAAGATCGTAAGGACAAGGACATCGACAATGATGGAGACGTAGATTCTTCAGATGAGTATCTGCACAAGAAGCGTGCTGCTACCGACGATGCTATCGACGCTAAGAAAAGCGATGATAAGGATCAAGAAGGTGGAGAGACTGATCTTTCAAAAGATAAGAAGAAAAAGAAGCCTGTAGCCGGTAACACAGACGGTAAGACCGCTGAGATTTCTAAGATCGGTGAGAAGGTAACTACTAAAGAAGATTTGGATCAATTGGTCGATGCACTTGGTGAAGCTGCCAAGGCAAAACCTGAAGAAGGTGAAAAGATCGATGACAAGGAATCTCCTAAGTCAAAAGAATTTATTGCGAAACATAAACAGTCTGATCCTGAACATGAGAAGCATCAAGAGAAGGCAGTTGACGCAACAACTAAAGCAGGTAACTCTGGTAAAGAAGCACCTAAGAGACCCGGCGATAACAAGGCTGGTGACAAGAATGTT